GTCCAGAACGCTCCAAGTGTTTCTCATCAACGCTTGCGACGTCGAATTGAGGTTCCTGTCGCGGAAGGCCAAACAGCCTTATCGCTTCAGGTCTCTTGAGGAGACACTTAAGCAGGGCACCGCTCCCGTCGAGTGGATCTCGAGGGGATTCAGCACGTATATAGTAGCCCTTAGTTAGAGGGCCATACGTGTTAGGATCCAATCCTTGAAATTCATATCCAAGGAATGATTCCCTGCCCAGCAGTGGTGAAGTTGGGGCTACGTTAGGGAAGTACTTCAATAGCTTCCCTAGGTAGTTATCCAACCAGCGGGCACCACTCCATATACCAGCTCGGTAGAGCTGATTACGGAGTGAGACCGCTGAAATAACACCACTCGCGTTCTGCCGTTGGGTTGGCAATACTTCGCGGACCCTGACAACTGTTATGTCAGACCCGTCGTAGTACTGCTTTCCGCAAGACTCTCTGAACCTTCCGGTCCAGAAAGACTTACCGACATTGACTTTGTACCCGAAAGTACTCAGTTCGTCGACAACGGACAGCACATGGTCTCTGGGGACAATCAAGTCGTCCCCAAAGACACGCACCAGCCCGCCATATCGCTTCATCAGCATACGGCGGGTAAGCGGGGTACTTAGCTCTCGCTCAATCCCCAAGAAGATAAGTGTCAAAAAGACACATTCTTCAACGGGAAAGGTGAGAGCCGAACCCATTGACGCGAACTTAGCCAGGCGTTGAACGCCATGGTTAGGTACGTCAGCCTTCCGGGACCTTGCTGACTGGACGGCCGCATGCAAGTGCGACCAATCCTCCAGCATAGCCCGTACATGCTGATTCGAGACACGATCGGAAGCTTCACTCAGATCGAGTGTAGCCAGCTCTCCTGAAAGAGAGCCGATTCGAGCCAGTTCCCTATTAGGGTCCTGGTCATCGAATCCGATCACGCGAGAGAGGAAACTATCCTCTTTCCACGCATCCAGAAAAGACCGCAAAAGACCCGGCTGCACATATTGCATTGCAGTAGGTTCAATCGCGATAATCCTGGGTGTCTTGAGCGTCTTAGGCACGGATATAACCCTTACAGGTTTCTCCGCACCGGGTTCGAGGACGTCAAGTTCCTCATCCAGCTCGCCCTGATATGAGCGATTTGGTATGAGAAACTCCTCAGGAGGAAATACCTCCTGAAGACGAGCAGTCCAGGTGCGCGAATTCCACTTAGCATTACTGCTAAGTCGATCCGCAACAGCACCAGGACCGTGCTTTGGGATGATCCTTCCCCAATAGACATCTCTGTCTATTTTCGAGAAGAGATCACCGAAAAGCAAAGCAGACATTCTCTTAAAATCCGACACAAAGTCCGGATCCAGGAGTCTATCTGCTTCCTTCACGTCCTGCTCACACTGGATGAATTCCTTCATCGCCCGCCGTTCCCTGTCCTCAGAGACAACCTTACGGTCGCTCTTTGGAACGAAGCTCCCATTACTGGGTCCTTCGGGGAGGGCGATCTTCCCAAACATCAGTGTTAACTGACGAATTGCGAAGATTGCATCGATGTCGGGTTCATCCAGAAGTACGCCACTACAAGGATCGAACACACGTTCAAGGAAACCTTGCAGGAATGCAGGGAGACCACTACGACCGCCCCGAGCTCTCTTGAACTCAGGAACGTCCGAAGGAACGACAAAACCTTGGTCGAGCCACTTTTCGGTAGCTTTCCCAAAGTTTGCCAGGGTTATCGCAAGAAAGGATAACCCCTCGTGTTCAGTCCGACTCATGACATATTTTATGTCACGAGTGGCGCTCGTGCAGCATGTCGTTGCCATTTCATTGGCAACAACGGACCAGAGTGACGTCAGGCTTTTCACAGTCCCCTCCTTTCTTTAGGAAGGTATACTGATCCCTAGCCCTGCCGTCGTAGACCGTAGCTTTTTCAGCTCCGGAAATCCAAGCAGTTTGGGATCTCTCCCGTCTGCCTGAACTTTTCGACTACCGTGACGAGAAAGAACTCCATGTCCACATCCTCCAGGTTTTGGAGGAGGAACTGGTAGTTCGCATCGTCGGAGATCTCCTTCATGGAGACCCCCCAGCGAAGCATCGAGTTGATCAAGCCGTTAAGCTCGATCTCCTCGACGAACTCGTCAAGGTAGATGGAGTAATCCCCAACCAGCAAGTCTGGGATATCACTCATGTGGTACTCCTTTCCTGCTAATGGGGTATTACCCCGAGTTGACAAAAACTACAGCCCAGCCAGTGCCCTTAGAGCATGTTCACTCTGCAAGATCTTGGAGGCGTTTAACCGCCGCCAAGACACTTTGCATTGCTATATGCTCTTCGTCGGACCGGCGACTTTTGCCGGGACGTATCGTTATCTGAAGAGTCGATCTCGCGTGAGGCGAGCCTTCTCGAAAGACAACGAAAACACTGGTTTTGTTCACGCTCAACTTCTTCAAGGGCATACTGTACCCGAGAAGAGAAGAGCCTCACCAGCCAGGTACAACGCATTGGCTATAACTACCGTGAGAACCACCAGCTTCCTGCTGATGGTAGCCCGCGGGTCATAGTCAGTGCGCCGGCGTCCAGGAGAAGGACTCCCCCGGACGGAACGTGAGCGACGTTCGCCAGCCCCTTTCGAGGGCTGGTTACGCTCGCTCATGACCTGGCTCCGCGATTGCATCGGAAGCCACCTCGGTAACCGAGCCTTCGGAGCCTCCGCCAGGTGTCCACGTGATAGCCCACAGATATTACTGTGAGCCAAAACGTGGCTTCACCGAGCGAAGGCATCCTAGGACTCGCCACCCAGGAGCTTCGTCAGCATCGCGTTGGAAGATGCCGAAAGGAGGGCATTGAAGCCCACCCAGTTGGCCAAGGCCTCGGCAGGCGTATACCCGCTGACCGGGAGATCGAAGACCACATACACTGACGTGGAAACTTCGACGTTCTCGGCCGGACGGAACGCATCCGGAGCCATCTTCTTGGTGTCGAGCCTCGCCATACGACGAATCCGCTTCGCATAGGTATGCGATGCGCGGATCGCCGTCAGGCCATCACCACTTCGGTACTCGCTCTCATCGTCCCCCACGCTGATGCGCGGGAGCGAGATTGCGGATCCCGAAATCGTGATTGATAGAGGATCGGTGAACGACATGGGCATCACTCCTAGGAGCTGGTAAGCTCCCTTATGGCGTTTTGACGCACTACAACTGTCTACCGCATTGCATTGGTTATACCAAGCGCTGCGGTAATGGCGAGTTGACGAGGGCTGAGCCCTCCCCAAGTGACGCCGAACCCGAAGGGATTTGCCTTCACACGTCGTTTGGTCTCAGTGACCAAAGTAACGGGTGAAGGTCGTACGGAAGTATTGGAGAACCCAGTCTTCCCTACGAAGGTATAGGTATTACTCGCGATGGTATGTTCCATCACGTACCCATACCTCAAAACCAGACCGTCTGTGGCCCAATCCGTGAGATTCGAAATGACATCTCCCGCATTGGTAAACCAATCAGCGGCCCAGCTCCATGGGGAAAGGTTCCAGGCAACTTCCGGTGTTAACTCAAGGCCAAAGATCTTTGAGGCCATGAGAGCCGCACGATCCATCCCATTCCTGGCATCATAGCCAGAAGGGAGATGGTACGTGAAGGCTCCGGAAAACCACCTGCGCTGGAAAGTTTTCCTTTCCAGTATAACCCTTCCCTGATTCAGCGAATCGTAATCGTACATCCCGCCTCCGGTTGTACCGAAGACGTACGGGCTTACACCCGATTGGATGACACTTGTTGACTCTGTCTCTTCTGGTGGCCATTCCAGCCGCCTGCGGACCACCCGTCCTGCGTCGCGCTCATACTGCCTAAGGGCGGAATCAGCGTTCAGCACGGCGTGAGCAAACTTGCCCACGTCATTAAGGATGGGCTTAATACCGAACTCGTAGTTAAGGTACTCATCCGCCCCTTT